CCGGCTACCGGGAATGAATGGCATTAGATGGTTGAGCCTGGGACCATCCAAATGCGGACGCCCGTAATAGTGATATTCGCCGTTCCTGCCAACGTGGTCGTTGCGGAATTGATAAAGGCGTCACTGGGCGTCCCTGGATCGGTCGCGGCGTCATGGCCAACTATCGCAGCACCTAAAGAGGGGTAAAATAGAATGTTGGTGCCTGCGCTGTCCAAGCGGAACCACAAGCGAATCCCTTGTCCGAGATTAACTGTGGCGCGATCATCACCCGTCCGCAAACTGCGCCACGTAGTACCGTTAGCGCCGTCATTGGCGGCCGTCATCACACCCTCGCCAATCTCGCCCGGGATCAGGGCTGGTGTCGTCCATTGAGCCGCGGTAACGAAAAAAGCTTGGTTGATGGTCTCGGTGAGCCCTACGAAATTGGGGCTCGAGTCGATGATCGTCCGTGAAGTGGTTCCTGCGAATCGAATGCTGGAAGCATTTAAGAACTCGATTTCGTAGTGACAATTGATCAGACCTATGGTCGTATTGACAGCAATAGGGTTCACCTCCAAGAGGTTGAACAGCCCTGCGAACATAAGATTTGGAACTTCCTGGTTCGTGGTATAATACAGGGCTTGCTGCGGCAACGACACGCCGTAAACGGTCGGCTTGAAGACTTGGTTCGTCTCCGCGCCTTCGCGAGAAACGGCGTCTCGAGTGACCACATCACCTCCGCGCGTGCAACTAGGATCGTCCATAATGTCGGAGAGAGTGTAACCCACGAGAGCCCCTGCTGTGGACGAGGGACATATCGGGATATACTCAAAATGCATCGCGACAATGCGGAACATGTCGTACATCTGCGAGAACGCCTGCAACCGGCTCCCGCCAAATACGGCGGGGGATAGGGGCCACGTGAATAAAGAACCTCCACCACCCACTGTGATCGCGGGCGTGCTGAAAGAGCCGAGAAACTCTGTCCCGGCAATGAGGACGCCGTCTTTAGTAGGTTCGACGCGCTCCTCTTCTTTGAACACTTTGGAGGGGATCTCAAACGACGTGGTCACAGGGATGGGCTTCTCATAAGACTCCGCGGCGTCATGGAAATGAGCGCGCTCGGCATCGTACTCTTTTTGTGCTAGAGCGATGCGAGCTTGGAGGTCGTCGCGCAACTTAATGCGCGCTGGCTGTGCAGCCATAAGGGTGGCGAGATCTTCGATGTCAGGTGACATCGCTTTTGTGTACTTTGATTCGGAATCCTTATAGACCTCCTTAACGTACGCGATCCGTTTAAC